AAGTCACTCTCAGCGATCTTAGAGGGTCAGGAAGCATTGCTCAACTCAGTGATTTCGTCATTGGACTTGAGAGAGACCAGCAGTCGGACGGTGAGACCTCTATTAGAGTACTTAAGGCAAGATATAAGGGGTCATCTACGGGACTTGCAGGAAGGGTGTACTACGATACAACTACAGGAAGACTCAAAGAATGTGGAGCAATCTCAATGGGACAGGATAGACCAGATGAACAAGAGGCTTTCTAAATTAGAGGATCATGTGTATCCTAAACGAAGTATCTTTGAGGAGAGATCATGAGCTTAGATTTAATCATAGACATAGAGACAGATGGCTTACTTCCTAACGTCACTAAAATACATTGTATTGGTATGTCTGTAGTTGAATCTAATGCAGGACAAGTCTTTGCTAACCAAGAACCTTATGACTGTTTAGACGAGGCACTAGAGATAATGAGTGAAGCTAGGTCTATCACTGGACATAATATTATTGGTTATGATTTTCCTGTATTAAAGAAAATACTAGGGTGGACACCTAGTAAGCACACAGAGATCATAGATACTCTTGTGCTCTCTAGGTTATGCCATACTAACTTGTATGAAGTTGATGCTAAGGAACGTAGTATTGATAACAAGCTTTATGGTTCACATAGTCTTAAAGCTTGGGGTCAACGAATGAGTGTTCTTAAAAAAGAGTTAGGAACACAGGATGATGACGTGTGGCATAAGTTTACTCCTGCTATGGCAGACTATTGTGTGCAGGACGTAAGTGTTACAGCTCATCTTAAGTATCACTTTGATGTCTTGGAATATTCTGAGGATGCTATAGACTTAGAACATAAGTTTGCACAGATTATACAAAGACAGACAGAGCATGGTTATTCTTTTGATGTAGACAAAGGACAGGAACTTTATGTCCGTCTACTTAAAAGACAAGAAGAACTAGGTGATGCTCTTAGAAAAAACTATGGTACATGGTTTGTTTCTGAGGGTGAAATAACACCAAAGGTTAGTAGTAAAAAACGTGGTACTAGTAAAGGAGCTGTGTATAATAAGATTAAACAAGTAGAGTTTAATCCCAACTCCAGGGATCATATTGCTAGATGTTTAATGAAGCAAGGATGGAAGCCTACAGAGTTTACTTCTGGTGGTAAACCTAAGATAGATGAAGCTGTGTTAGGTAAGCTACAGTTACCTAATTGTCAAGAACTTAAAGAGCACTTCTTAATCTCTAAACGTATCTCACAATTAGCGGAGGGAAATAATGCTTGGCTTAAACTTGAACGCAATGGTAGAATATACGGATCAGTTAATACAAATGGGGCAGTCACTGGTCGTTGTACTCATAGCTCTCCTAATGTTGCTCAAGTTCCTGCATCCTACAGCCCGTATGGCACTGAGTGTCGTAGCCTTTTTAGAGCTAGTAAAAATCGTATACTGGTTGGTTGTGATGCTGATGGTTTAGAACTTAGAGCACTAGCAGGATACCTTAAAAAATATGATGGAGGTATATATGCCAAAGCAGCAGTCGATGGCACTAAGGACAACGGAAGTGACGTTCACTCCCTCAATAGAGATGCACTTGGACTATCATCAAGAGATACTGCAAAGACTTTTTTCTACGCTTTCATTTACGGGGCAGGAGATCAGAAGCTTGGTAAGATTCTTGGAGGTGGTGCAAAGAGAGGCAAACAGGGAAGAACTGCCTTGTTATCTGGAGTCAGTGGTCTCATGGAGCTTACCGAAAAGGTTAAGCAAGTGTTCAGGAGGCGTGGGCATCTCATTGGTATTGACGGTAGGAAACTACACATACGTTCAGAACACTCTGCTTTAAATACATTGTTACAAAGTGCTGGTGCTATACTGATGAAGAAAGCTTTAATCTTACTAGATGAACGCTTGAAGAAGCACTACAAAGAAGGTGACTATGAGTTTGTAGCTAATATTCATGATGAGTTTCAAATAGAGGTTAAAGAAGAGTATGCAGAAGAAATCGCAGAACACGCAGCTGAGTCTATTCACAGAGCAGGACAATACTTTGAATTTGGCTGCCCACTTTCCGCAACTAGCCATATTGGAAAAACGTGGGCTGAAACACATTAAGACTTTAGAAGATTTAGTAGTCTTTATGAAACAAATGAATAGTGTACTTCTTAAAAGTAATCCTCATAATTCCAAGACTAATCGTAAAGGTTACGATAAATATTTTCATAAAGTTAGAGGTGGGTTTTATGCTTGGTTATTTAACTTTACTTGTCAGGATTGTGGTTTGATGAATGACACTCGCTCTTTAAATTTTCATCATGTAATTCCAGAAGACAAAGAATTAACTATTATACAATATGCAGGAATACAAGATAAAATTAAACTATTTAAAGAAATTTTAAAATGTGTCTACATATGTGAAAACTGTCACTATCAAAGACACGCTGAAATGGGGGATTTAGATGAAGACTTCACGACTATTAATAGACGGAGACATACTTACATACAGAACTTGTTGGGCTGTCCAGAATGAGGTAGAATGGCCTGATGGTATTGTAACTACAGCTACTAACTTAGCAGAGCTTAAAGCTCAAGCAGATAGTAGCATAAGGTATTGGCAGGAGAAGATAGGTATATCTAGTTTTATTATATGCTTCTCTCCAAGAGGGTCAAAATATTTTAGGCACAAAATTTTAGAGGATTATAAAGGTAACAGAAAAGCTACAAAGAAACCTCTAGGATACCATTTTCTAGTAGAGTATCTTAAAGAAACTTACACTACCTTTACTCTCCATGAGTGTGAAGCTGATGATGCTTTAGGTATACTAGCTACTGATGGTAGTCACTCTAGGAATGTTATCGTTAGCATTGATAAAGATATGCTGACAATACCATGTGAATACTTTAACATGGATACTGAGGTGACTGAGACTGTGACTGAAACTCTTGCAGATTATATGCACTTGTATCAGACATTAGTGGGTGACAATACTGACAACTATAAAGGGTGTCCTGGTATTGGCCCTAAGAAAGCAGTAGAGATACTTAAGAATCCTACTTGGGATAATGTTCTAGCATCTTTTCATAAGGCTGGTCTTACTGAAGAGGATGCACTAGTACAAGCAAGAGTAGCTAAGATATTAAGAGCTGATGATTATGACTTTAAAACTAAGGAGGTAATACTATGGGAGCCGTTAAGAAACTGATGTATTGTGAGGAGTGTGGACAAGAGGACAACGATCACATGGCATACTGTAATCAACTAGAGGAAGACCAGTTGAATGATCAGTGGAAAGGTGGTAGTACTAACATACGTCCTAGTTATTATGCTAAATATAAGATTGATCCTTGGACATTTATTATAGAGAATCAATTAGGGATGGACGTAGGTTCGGTAGTTAAGTATGTGGTACGACACCGTGATAAGAATGGTGTTGAAGATTTAAACAAAGCAATAAAGTGTATTGAAATGATGAAGGAGTTTTACTATAATGAAAAAAGTTAGAGAGTTTCATGAGAAGATGGAGTTAGCCATTGATCAACCTTACAGCAAAGAGTTAATGGACTTTAGGTTACGGCTCCTCTTTGAAGAGATACAAGAGTTAGCAAGTGCAGCTCTTGATATTGAAACTAGTACTAATCCAGAAGAACGTCATGTTATGATGCAAGACTTACTTAAAGAAATGTGTGACGTAGTATATGTGATTAAAGGTATGGCAGTATCATTTGGGATGGACTTTGATAAAGCATTTAAGTTAGTCCATAAGTCTAACATGAGTAAGCTACCACTAATCAAGGATGCTAATGGTAAAGTCCAGAAGGGATTGAACTATGAGCCTCCTGTACTGGAGGGATTAATTAATTGAGTAAACCATCGGTGAGAGCACAAGTAATAACAAGACGTACCTACAATAGACCTACTGAGACAGGGTATGAGACGTGGGAAGAAACTGTAGATAGGGTCATCCGTCATCAAGGATGGCTATGGGATAGGGCTTTAGGAAAACCTAATCCTGAGGGTACTTACTATCAATCTTTATGTGCAGAGCTAGAAGAACTAAGGCAGCTCATGTTAGACCGTAAGGTTATGGTATCAGGCAGAACCTTATGGTTAGGT